GCTTGTTTCAATTCCTCAACTGGTACATACCTCGGGGCTGTGTTTGGATAACACCCGTCTTGTGTAAACAAGTACTTCTTTCCTTTCTCTCCCTTGGGCCGTGTCAAAACCCATGGATAACCAGGAGACGCGTCCATATTGATAGCATCAATATGGTCTATCTCCATTCCGTTGATAGCTTGTTCTAAATTCAACACAACTCCACCAGCCAACGGTTTGACTTTTCTCCAGGTTTCAGACAATCCCTCAGCAAACATCTCGTAAATAACAGGAAGTGGTTCCTCGATACCTTCTCCATACTTCCTCAAGCACTTCTGCATTGGTGACACATCACTTTCAGATCTTGGGTCAGATGGTGTCAACACGGCAGGTTCCTTCGTAACTTCCCATGCTCCATGCAACACTGTAGGTATGATTTGAGTTTTACCCGCAGGTCGCGTCGCAAACTCCGGTGCTACAACTCCATGAACGACATAGTCCCCTTCCGGGAAAACCTTGCCTTTCTCCAAATCATCACTTAGCTTTACATCAACAGGCATTTCACAGATGGTCCGTGTCGTCCTGGCAATGTATCCTTCACTCTTCGCTCCAAACTGTTTGTCAAAGCACTCCAGATCCTCTTGCGTCACAGGACACCCATATGAAAGAGATGAGTATCCTCCAGACAAATGCACACCAAAAATGGTACGTGGGGACACCGCGGAATAAATTACCAACGGCGATCCACACGCTCCAGCCCCAGCATACATCTGGTATTCAAGACCACGCGGAATGTAATACCTATTAACAGGCACCACTTTTCCGAGCCTAGCATCATACTTTGTCACACTGCTATCATATCCAATACTTTCAATAAGTTTGGCTCGGGAAACCAAAACTTTTGGGTCATTGTTAAAATTCCGTAGTAGAGCACATGAAATAGATCTAAGCGACACTAAATCGTTATTTCGGATGAAAAACTTAGAAATGTCCTTGCTTTGATTACCTAACTGAAGTCCAACATCCCACATACACGGACTGTCTTGTATTAACTCTCCTTTATCAACACTAATGTATTTAACTGAAGAAGAATTGAACGCAACTACCGTCTCTGTTGGATTGCCATTCCCTGGTTGGGTGATGGTGATGTAATCGCCATCCTCAAACTGACCTTGATGCACGAAATGAGAAGGTAATAGAATTTGGTGACCTTTGACTCTCAAACCAGCCATACGCACTCCATTTCCTGCAAGCGTGACGATAGAATGCTTAAACAACATATCAACCGTATCTTCATGCACTTGTCCTTCGGTCTTAGAAAGAACAATCTTTGGTTTCAC